CAACGGCACAGCAGAAAGGTGTTTCTTATAAAAATGGTAATCCTGTATTTTATAACCGAAAAGGGACTCAAAACTATGAATTACAAGGTGCATTAAAAAAAGCAGCACCTAAACAGTCTTTTCCAAAAGGTACACCGCTTAATCTAGATGTTGTCTTCACGTATGCAATCAAACAGAAGAAGCTGTGGGGCGAGTATAAACAAACGAGGCCCGATTTAGATAATCTCATGAAGAATCTACAGGATTATATGACTAAATTTGGTTATTACGCTGATGATAGTCAGATAGTGGTTCTGTGCGCCAGAAAATTTTATGGAAATAAAAACAAAATTGAAATAGAAATAAACGAGTTAGAATAGCCCTAATTCGTGAAAGTTACGGTTACATTGAGAGTTTAGATAGCCCAATGAACAATTTATCTAATTAAAGATAAGTGTGCTTAAAAAGCAAAATATAAGCAATAAAAGAAAGGAGAATTTCAATGGCTGAGAGGACAATGAATTTAATAGTCGTTGAAATTTGGCAGTACGGAGAAGTTATTTTCAAAGGAAACAGCCAAGAAGTAAAAGAGCATTTCGATTTTAGTAGCAAGCAGTTTGCACGACTTACTGCAATGGGAAAAGCAGTGCAAAAAGGTTCTATCCCTCGTCCGCAAACAATGTATGCAATAAAAGTCGGAGAAGAAAAAACTGTAACTCATTTTACACACGGAGCGACAGATTTGATGGGTTCAGATCGCTTCAATCCAGAGGAAACAAAAGAAGAACGGCGATTAAGACGAAGAGTTCTTAGAGATATGGCGAGAGAAAGGTTTTACAAGAGCTAATGGACAGATATGAAATGGCTATCGGTTTGATAGTTATAGCGATTGGTAGCTTCATTGCAGGCGCAGCTTGTGTAGGAATACAGCTTGAAAAAGTGAAAATGCAGCGTGATGAAGCGCTGGATGAAGCATGGAAAAGAGCGGGGGAATTGGATAAATATGACGGGATTAAAAGATATTAAACCAGTAGCGACTTTAGGTAGAAATCCGTTGTACAGCGCAGAGCAAATGCAGGAGTATGCAAAAGAATGCGTTAGAGAAGCAATAATCTTAAATAGCGGTGGTGCTGTATCTGACGACATGATTAAAAGAGCTATTGATTCAGTATTTACGGAGGACACGAAAAATGACTAAGTTTGAATTACCTGAAAAACCAAAGAAAACGAACACGTCAGAAGACTTTAATAATTTGAGAAAAGCCGTTGATGAGCTGGATAAGTTCGATTATGCATGGAAAACGCATGCTAATAAAGCTGACCGCAGAATCAATGCTGCAAACAAGTATATTGAAGAATTAGAACGAGAAAATCAACGGTTGATAGCTGAAAACGTAGCTGTCAAAACTTTGGTAGATAACGCAAAACCACAGCAAGCCCTGCCAGTCGTGCCTGAGTGTGTTGCGGAATTTATTGAGAACTACGATGATATTAATGAAACCTCTCTACTTTATATTATGAAAGATTTTGTAGAAAGCAATCATTGGGATGTTTTTTGCGAAATTCCAGATAACTTAAAAAAATATGGTAGATGGGACGATATGCTTTATAAAGCAATTAGATTTGGCTACACAGTCGCCAAGGAGAAGCGCTACGAAGTAGTTTTCTTGGAAGATGATACCACTAGGCAGATTTTGATGGAAAATAACGCAGGATATTATTTCATAGAGGAAGAATCTGAGAATTATGGTTATTGGAAGCAGGATTTCACTGAAATGGAAATCAAAGAAATCAATGAAAAATTTTGGCAGCTTTCTGTTCCTGTGAAAGATGAGCAGATTGAGGTGGAAGAATGAATAAGTATTATGTTTGTTTAATCAGTCTTATTGATAATGAAGCAGTTTCTCATTATCTCTGGAAGGACCTTAGATTTTATCCAGGATTTGAAAAACCTGAGTATTCATTCACCATGGAACAAATTAGAAAAATTGGGAATGGTGCATTAATCGCTAACAAGCTTGTAATGCTTGTGCCTGTGGAGGACGGAGAATGAAAAGACAATTTGTAAAACTAAATAAAAATGCGAGTATTCCAGAACGAGCGACAAAACACAGCGCAGGTTATGATATTTCAGCAAGCGAAACAGTTACGATTCAACCTGATGAAATTAAAATGGTAAGCACTGCTGCAGAGTTCAAAGCTGTGCATAAACAAATGTTAGAGCAGACTAGCGAACTTGAAAAGAAACTTGCTACGGCTGTTAAAGCACTGGAAAATATTAAGATTGCAGCTAAAAGCTTGGGTGATGAAGCAGAGTACAACTATGCTTCAGAAGCACTCGCAGAAATCGGAGGGGAAGATGATTAAACTTAAAGAATTCAATGCCAGTGATAGTAACTATAAAGAACAAATGGAACAATTTCAAACAGAGTTCCCACAAGCAGAGTTTTTACAGATTACTGGTGGGCATATGAGCCCTGAAAGAATTTGGTTTAAATATGAACCTTCTGATAACTCTTCCACCACTGACAAACTTTCGGTTGAAAAACTCCAAGAGCAGCTTAACACTGCGAAAAAGTATATTGAGCATGTGATTGGAACGATTAAACATGATGGGCATTTAGGAACGATTCAAACAGACTGGATTTTGCCTTATTTAGAAAAAGCACTCGCAGCGATTGGAGGGGATGATGACTGATTTAGTGAAAGTGGTGGATGATGACAATTACTGAGCAGCAATTCTATGACATGCTCGATGTTGATGAGCATATGAATTTTACAAATCGAATTCAAGAACTTGTGTTTGATAAAAAAGGACGTGAAGAATTTTACTCTAAAATCTTAAATATCCATAATGATATGAGTGTTGACTTTTTCAGGGACTATTTTATGACTCACTCGGCTGTTTCATCAAAAGGACAGCATTATACACCAGATGCACTTGGTAAGCTCACAGCGTTGCTTGTAGGTGGTTCTGGAGGTGCTGATTTAACTGGAGCAGGAACAGGAACTCTAATTATTCAAAAATGGCAAGATGACCGAATGAATACAGACTTTTTTAACTATTTACCGAGTAACTATTGGTACCAGGCATTAGAATTATCGGATGAAGCTATTTCATTCTTGATTCATGCCTTTGCAATTCGAGGAATGAATGGTGTAATCATTCATGGTGATGCATTGGAAATGGCCGTGAAACAAGTTTATTTCATTCAAAACAGTGCTAATAATCCGATTGGTTTCTCAGAGATAAATGTTATCCCTCACAGCAAAGATGCCATGGAATTTTTGGGAATCAAGGAATGGACCGAAGAGGCCATTGAACATATTGAAAGTAAATTCCCAGATTGGATTCCACTTATAGAAGAAAAGGAAGGACAGATGAGTTTATTTGACGAGTGCGAAAAATGACCGACAAACTAATATCGCTGGTCAATGACTGGTGGGGAGGGATTGAATGAAACAAGAATTAGGATATACACAGTACAAATTTAATTATATTACTGACTATGCAAAACAAATTGATGAATCAGCAACACGCATGGAATTTATCTGGCAGAATAGAGAATCATTTAAAGACAATGTTGATGTTGAAGTAGTTCTTGAGAATGCTCTCAAAAACATTGAGCGTCAGATTGAAGAATTTAAAGGATATCTGAAACCTTTTGATAAGGAGGATAACCAATGAAACTTTTGTGTAAGCTGTTCGGGCATAAGTGGGAACAAGGATATTGCGAAGATTATCATATCAAGCACTTTCTTATCTGCAAACAATGCGACGAAATAAACTGGAACCGCTCAGACCTTGACGAGTCTGAGAACGTGTTCCCTGAAAAATGGCTTGATAAACATATGGATTGAGGTGGAGATGAAAAAATTTGAGTTATATAGCGCAGAATTCGTTAGCAAAGATAGAAAACCTAAGTGTGTAATGAATATTATTGAAGCTAATAATTATGCTGAAGTAATCCAAAAACTTGAAAGCAACGCAGGTTGGTACACTGCTGACAATGGTGCTTTCAAAGTTGCCTATATCGAGGAGGTTGTGGAATGATGCTTGAAACAGTGAAATATTATGGAGAAGGAATTAGTGGTAATGTTGTTCAGCGGGAAACCCCTTATGGATTCTCACGAATGAAACATAAAAAACGTACTAAAAAAACAGTTTCTCAACCGTTTACTCTTGATGATTTTAAATTGATGGGGGAAATAGCTGGTAAAGCAGCAAAAGCTTTTGCTGAAGGATACAAGGAGGTACTCTATGATTAAAGAATTACATATCATTTTTCACCCAGAAAATGAGTATCCTTACTCAATAGCAGGATGGAATGAAGACGGTACTGACTTTACAGGTTCGGCTGCTGAACTAGGGCTGGCAACCTTACAATGCGCTACAGCAATCTTTGAAGGATTGTATCAAGATTATAAGGAGACTAAAAGATGAAAAGAGTTTATAAGATACTAATTGCTCTAATAGTAGTTGCTGTAGGATTTGGATTATCTCTAGTAACCTATCATCTCTTTGGGTACGACAAGATAATGAGCTTTTGGCAGTACATCTTACTTCGGAGTAAATAAAAAAAGCCCAAGCTGACCAAGCTTGAGCGAAATACGATTTACAACAACTTATTATATTACTTTCGGTCAGTTATATTATATCATACTGAGCTAGGAACTCGCTAAACTCAACTGAAAGGAAAATGAAATGGATGAAGATGGATGCTTAGGCGGATGTTTATTACCGGTACTAGTCGTAATGATTATTATTTGGTTCGGGAGATATATGCTCCATTGGTGGTAAACAAAAAAGCCCGTTCCAGCGGGCTCATGAAAGGGATTAACTTCTTTTATTATAACACATTGGAGGAAGTTTATTCATGGCAGATAAGCTAAATAAAATTATAGGAGATTATGTCAACGGTCGTATACAAGCTCGTATTCAGTCCATAGAGAGCAGTTACATGTATAAGGCTAAGTCTGATAACTTAGGCATCAGAACAGCTTACAGTGGAGGAGCAGAGCCTGAGAGCAAGACTCTTAACCGAGAAGCTATGGAAGAAGACGAGGAACTGATCCGATTGAAAGAGATTGTCAAGCAGTTCTCTCTATGGTACGAGCCATTGATTTATACAAACAAAGAGATAATCAAATCAAAGCATCTAGGTTACGGAGGTGCAACATGGAGTATGGTTGAAATGGATCTTAGGCATAAAGGAATCTTCTTAAGCATTAGACAAATAAAGTTAATTTATTACCGTTTCAGAAACGATATAGAAGTAAACTTGCTGCATGTTCTCTAAAAATCGGTGTCCGAAAACGTATCGAAAACGTGCTAAAAATGTACAAAAGTGAATCGTTAACCTCTATTTTAGGTGCTATACTTGTATTATGAACAATTCGGCAGAACACAAAATTGTAAGTCTCGGTGAACAAAAAGTGCTGAAATTGTTTGTAGCTGAGCGAGCAGCTAATTAAATCTCGATACTGTAGGAACTCTTTACGGGTTCAGACGTTGCTGGACGGTAAAACCAGTTGTTGGAATTTAGCTCAGTTGGTAGAGCCGAGGACGGTAAATCCTCGTGAAAAGTCGGTTCGAGTCCGTAAACGTGAGGTCACGCTTAGCGCAGGTTCAAGTCCTGCAGTTCCAATTAGGTATGTATATCGCACATTCATGTTAAGTGTTTACGACGATATATTATGCCAAGTCCATAGTAAGGCAGTCACGACTTCAGTGATATTGTTTACAACATTGGGCGCTTTTTGTTGTCTATCTCGTCATAGACTTTTCTACATTGGTTTTATAGCTGATTATACTAGTCCAGTTAGAAGCAATACAAATGGCTAGTGCGGTTGGAACTAACGGAAACCGATATGGTCTAGGTGGTAAGACACTACACTTTTAATGTAGAGACGTGAGTTCGAATCTCGCTGCGGTTATAGCAGGTACTTACAGGGAGTGCCTAGTGCAAAGAATTATTTTATTAATTTTTTCATAAAATATATCTTTTTTTAATTCAAAATAATGGTAGTATTATACTAAATATTATTTTTATTAGGAGAAAACTATTTTGGAAATGTTCATTAAGATTGTTCAAACTTTATTGCCTGTAATAGCTGTTATTGTAGGGTGGTTCGTTATTAGTACTGTAAAAAAAATGCCTGATATGCTTGCTGAAAAATTGAGAGACGAGCGAGAATTCAGTTTCAAGCAAGCTTTGCAAATAGACTCTTATTATAGACAAGATGGTGTTTTACAGGATATTTTGATGAAGTGGGCCAAGTATGCAATGGATACAGACTTTGTTACGAATTCTATGAATACTGATAGAGGAAAGCAACGATTAAATGAATTGTTACAAAAAACGGTAGGATATGGTTCTCCAAAAACAATTAAATTACTTTCTTATATGTTTCAAGAAATTTATACAGATAATGAAGAAAAACGCATAGAAAATAATTTGCCAGAAGGAATGACTACTTTAGTTGTGTTGGCGATGGTAGTATCCTCTTTAAAAAAGGATTTTACAGGTCAGGATATAGATCCGCTAGATATTATGAAAATAAAAATAAATGACTTTTATGCATATGAAAAAGAATTCAAAAAGGAAATGATAAGAATAGGTAAGGCTGTGGATGAATGAAAAAGATATTATGGCTACTGCCATAGCAATTATTATAGTTAGTATACTTGTAATAATTGTATTTTGTTTCTTTTATAAATGGTTAAAAAAGTAAAAGCTGTCAGAAATGGCGGCTTTTTATGTTGATGAAGGGAGACTTATGCCAATATTAGAAAATGCAAGACACGAAAAATTTGTTCAATGCCTGATTGCTGGCAAGAGTCAACGAGTTTCTTATCGTGAAGCTTTCCCTAAGGCTGAACGCTGGAAAGATGTTACAGTCGATAACAGAGCTAGTGAATTATTTAAAGTTAGTGAGATTTTGGGTAGGTATAAAGAACTTCAAGAAGAAGCTCAAGATGCTGCGATTATGACTCGGAAAGAGCGAATGGTAGCTTTATCGGACATAGCACAAAACGCTGAAAAAGAAGCTGACATGATTAAAGCAATTGATACTCTCAATAAAATGGATGGCGATTATACAAGCAAAGTTGAGTTATCTGGATCAGTCAAAACCAATCCTTTTGTAGACTTATCAACCGAAGAGCTTAGAAAGTTGGCGAGTCGTGATGGATAAAATAGTGCTAGGGGCAAAAATTGAGCTGTCCAAGCGCTTTTTCTTTGATTACTGTAATCTCATCATGCCAAGCTTTTATAAGCGAGATAGAGCTTATTTGGTGACAATGTGTGAAGAGTTTCAGTCATTTCTAAATGATGATGAACACGATGTTTTAGTTTTGAATCTTCCGCCACGTCATGGGAAATCACTCACGCTTGGTAAA